CTGACCCGTTATCAATGGCTTCTAACCGCTTTTTGGTGCTTGACTTGGGGATTGGCACTCGAATGTAGAGATAAAGGCTAACAGGGGTTTCCAATGGTTCTGAGCTTCCCATTGCCTCGATTGCAGCATCTTTGATTAAGGTTTCATAGGTTCTAGTTTTCTCAGGGGTGTAAGTTTGCACAAAGTTTCCCCTTTTGACGTATCTAGCCCTTTGTTTGCCAACAGGGTTAGCGTCTACTTTGAAATTGACCATAAATGTCATAGAAGTGTCCCGTCTTTGATTCTGTTCATATACTCTCTGATTCTGTCTCTAGCACCCGTACCATAGATTCTTTCAGCTCTCTCTAGCCGACCACGGACAAAATCTCTATCCTTGTTTGTCTCCCAAGTGCGGAGCAACTCTCTGGCCTCGGCTTGCTCTAGGATTACCCTGTCACTTGGGCCTTCAATGTTTCGCCTACTCCAGATCACCAGTTAACTCCAATGCTTTGTTTATCAGGTGAAGCGGGTAAGGAACACCCTCTTTTACTTTGTCTAGCAGCTTATGTGCGTCATAGTGGCTCATGGTCGTTCCATTGCTTTTTAAACTGAGCAAACTTGGCTAAGGCTTCTGCTTTGGCTTTGTCGGCTTGAATTTGCTCATGAAGCGTTTTCTTACGTTCAATTTGAACAACAGGCTTAACAGGAATTGCAGGGCCAGAATTGCACAGATTCCTAAACTTTATTGCGCTCGGAATAAACTCACCCTCTAGTTTGGCAATAGCAAAGTCCATGCTTGGGCGGTATGTCAGGAATCGGCCTAGTTGGTTTTTCCATTCTTGTCGAACAAATTCTGGGTCTATGCCGTCAAAGTGGCGGTTAAATGGTGTTCCAAAGATAGCCATCATTCTCGCAAAGATGTAATCTAATCCTTGGTCTGCTGTACAGAAATCAGTTTCCGAGTAGTTTGACATTGCCACCTCCAATTAAGCCTCTTGTTAAACCAGAAATAACCCGTTGATTCATCTGACCTGTTTTGCTTAGGTTTTCATCTTTCACCCAATCAGCTTTGAAAGACTGCCAGTTTCGGACAATGGTTTCTTTCAATGCGTCTTCCAATGACCAACCCGCAATACTTGCTTCCTTTTGTATGCCATCAATAACCAACTGAGTGACACGAGCTTTCTTTGACTTACGATGAGAAACAAACTCTTGCCAAACAGAATCAGAAACACCGACAGGTGTTGCAACGACAGTTGCTTTCTTTTGTGTCTTGTGTTCTGTGTCTTGTGTTATGGGTAATGTGTTATGTGTAGCATTGCTTTCGGATTGCGTAGGCAATGCGTTCGCATCCTTCTTACCCCATCTAGCTTTTGCACTAGCTTTAGCCTTCTCTGATTTGTCACCAGCTTTAGCTATTTCCTTGTTTGCCCTGTGATGAATCCATCCATCATCTGTGCGCTCGAAATACTCTTGCAATACGATTGCAATGCTTTCGGTATGCGAACGCATCCGTATCTGTCTAGATACTTCAGCTTCATCAAGTGGAATTGGAATTTCATGGAGATAGTACCAATCAAGCAAACGCCTGTAGACTAAATCCTCTGTCTCAGAAAGATGAGAAGTGTGACTTTGATAGTCACCAATATTGAACTGGTAATAGTACATTTTCAGACCCAAACATCGACCCTAGAAAGAAACTGCGGCAGGAGGGGTCTGTTCTCTTTTCAATGCGCTCATGACTTCGCATCTAGCCGTGTTTCAAAACATTGTAAACTTAAAAAATCCTCCTGGATACTTAAATTCTTTGGTTATTTGTAATCTGCTTTGTAAAGTCTGGATTACCTTTAAACAGTCGTTTAGCCTGTGCGTTCATCACTCGATACTCAGCAGGGGTGAATATGCCCTTGGCGTTACGAATGTCAAATGGGTTTAGCAAGCAGCGATCTTCCTTCGTTTTCTTAGCCTCTACAAGCGCTTCAGAGAGTGTGTACTGAGCAACCCAATGCTTGCCTGACTTAACCAACTCAGTCGCTAGTTTGCCTTGGTAGCGCAGTTTCTTTGCTGTTGACAAGACAGTAGCTTGTGGCATACCAGTCAGGTTAGAAATCTCTCTTGAGGTCAATGGACCATTCTGGAGTGCTTTGATAATTTGTGCTTGAGTCATTTAAACCAATCTGGTCTGAGTTCTTTGAGTTGATAAATGCGGAGTAATGGAATCTTTTTCCACTGGTGAACAGCAGACCTTTCAATTCCAAAGATACGAGCAAGCGCACTTTGTGAGCCTGCAAGTTTGATAGCGGTTTGTTTATCCATCCTTCAAGTATAGCAAAGTTGACAAAATACAACACTAGGGAAAATACTTAGTAAATAATTTCTTTAAATTGTTCAGAAACCTTTACAATCAATATCAGCCCAAGCAGATCGCAAGGGTCTTTAAGGAGAACCAAATGAAAAGTAAGATTATTCAAACGCTAGTTGAGTGGACATTGGCAATCGTTATCTTTGGCGGTTGGGGTGTTTTGTTGGCATGGAGAGGCTAATGCAAACAGAACAACTAAGACGCAAGGCAAGACAGCTTTATAACAACAAGTTAGTCCCTCAAGAAGTCAATCAATACAATCAGCGCAAGTGGGTTAGATCAGTTCTACAGCTTGGAGATAAGTGGTTGATTGCTAAACAAGTGCAGAGAATCCAATGACTAGAGAAGATGCTATCAAGGATTTGTCTCATGGCGAATACTGCTGCTACTGCGCTGAACAAAAGACCTACGGCTCGTGCTGTGGAGAGAATCACTTTGTAGAGTTTAATGATCTCTATGAAGACGATAAAGAAGAAATGATTAAAGAATACTTAAGGAAATAAAAATGGTACACAAGAAGTTAATGCAAGCACGAATCATGTTGCAAAACGCACCTCTCAAGAAGTCTGGTCACAATAAGTTTGCTGGCTACTCATACTTTGAACTCGGTGACTTTATCCCCACGATCAATTCAATCTTTAATGAAGTTGGTCTTTGTGGCATAGTCTCATACGATGCTGAGATTGCAAGCCTGACCATCACAGACACAGACGATGGTACTAACATCATCATTACTTCACCAATGGCTGATGCTAACCTAAAGGGTTGCCATCCTATCCAGAACCTTGGTGCTGTAGAAACCTACACAAGACGCTACCTTTGGGTGACAGCAATGGAGATCGTTGAGCATGATGCTCTGGACTCCTCTGCGCCTATCAAAGAGGAAAAGGTAATTATTACGCCAACTCAAGGCATAGCAGATTCACTACCACAAGAGGAAATGGATTACTTGCGTGAGTTGGCAATGGAACTCATGGCTCTTGATGGAAAGCAAGGGCTTGAGAAAATGGAAGCAGAAAACCTAGAAGCTGACCAAAAGGTTGCTTTATGGGGATTACTGCCAAGCAAAGTAAGATCAGCAATTAAGAAAGCGAAAGAATAATGGAATACGACAACAACAACCGAGGAAGTTTGTTTAAGAACGACCGCAAAGACGATGCTAAATTTCCTGACTACAAAGGCAGCATCAATGTAGATGGGACTGACTACTGGCTATCAGCTTGGATTAAAGTCAGTAAGGACGGAAACAAGTTTATGTCTCTGTCTGTCAAGAACAAGAATGCTGATGCTTCTTTGCAACCTAAGAAGAAAGTTAAGCAAGAAGAATTTGACGACTCAATGCCGTTTTAAGTTAATAGGGGAAAGCGGATGCTGGAGGGAGGTAATAGCCCTCGCCACTCGGAACACCTTGTGGCAAACAGACGCAGCGAGTACCCACCTCAAGGAGAAAATAATGGATATTAAAAGTGCTTTTGACAAAATCTTTAAGATGCCTGACTTTCCAAGAGTGAGGGCAACAGACCCACTCACTTCTTTTGAAGCAGCAGAGGCAATCAAGCCAGTAGCGTCTCAGCATCACCAGATCATCTTAGAGTGCCTACAAAAGCATGGTGCGCTTGGTAAAGATGGAATAGCCGCATTGACTAACCTAGATGGCAACCAAGTCGCTAGGCGTTTGAATGAAATGAAAATAATCGGATTGATTGAGTTAACAGGTAACACAGTCAAATCTAACTCAGGTAGAAATGAAAGGGAATGGAATGTCATACGCAGCAGTAGAAATTAAGGTCATACAATGGGCAGAACAAAGGCGCATTATTCCTAACAGCAACCCAGAGACTCAATTGCTTAAAGCAATGGCTGAACTTGGTGAGTTGGCAGACGCAACCATCAAAAAAGACAAAGAGGAAATTATTGATGGAGTTGGCGATGTTATGACGGCACTTGTAATTTATTGTGCCTTACAAGACATCAGTCTGGTAAACTGCATGGAAATTGCGTTTGACCAAATCAAAAGTCGCAAGGGGATTCTATTGCCCAACGGATTGTTTGTTAAGTCACTTGGCGAGTAAATAAAGTCCGATGTTTGAACTGGCATAACCCGCATAGACAATCGCCATATTCGGGTTGCCTTTAATGAATTGCTCTACCGCAATATAAGCGTAGATCAATCCTGTTAAAGCAATTAGCCAAGCACTCAAAATGCACCTACATCAATAACTTCACCACGGAACTCAATCAAGTCCTCATCAAACTTCTGCACCAACTCTGGCAACAACAATGTGCCGTTAAAGAAGTTCAATACTGCAAAACCTGATCTGTGGTTACTTGGGTTGCCTTCAGCATAGGTAAACTGCGGACCATCTATCTCAGCAAGTGTCCCTGTATCTACACCATACCTAGCACCCTTGTAGTCGCTAAATGGCGTTACTTTAAGGCTATGCAAGTGTCCAGTTACGATTGATACACCAGCGTTCACAGTATTGTTATGAGTCGCATGGATACCGCCTTTGTATCGGTGCTTAATGATGCAGTTAGGTGTAGCCCATACTGACCAACAGAATTCCCAATCAGGAATGTGATCTGTCAGCTTAAAGCCTTTTACATCTTTAAATTGTGGTGCGTGTTGGGCAAGTCTATTAGCAAACCTTACATCGTGATTGCCAAATGTAAACAACAACTTTACATTATGTCGGACATCCTTTGCAATCTCCTCTATTTCACCAAGCATTGCCTGACAAGCCTTTAACTCTTGGATAACGGAAGTCTGAGGCAGGTCAGTTACATCATGCCTCGATATAGACGAGCCATCGAAAGCGTCCCCGTTACATATTACCGCCTTTGGTTTGAACTCTTGGATAGCCCATAGAAGCCCTTTAAACGCTGTTGATCGTTGGTTGGGTATGAAGTGAGCATCAGAGAAAACAATGACAGTACCATCTAGGATGCCAAGGTCTATCTGTTTTAATGGAGAGAAGGATTGAGGTCTTTTATCGTAAGCCAAACCACGATGGTCTGATGCACCTAGAGTAATTTTGTAGTGCTGCTCAATCCACCTTCTACGCAAATGAATCGCTCTAATGTTGATCTGGAGGTGTTCAGCCATTCTTGCCGCAGATTCAAGTTGCCCCCATAGTTGGATGAACTCTGTGTCTGTACAGGTTTGGTTATGATTTCCCATGAGAATCCTTAAAAATTAAGTTTTCAAGCAGATTGATGACCCTATGCTCTTGCATTTCAATATCCTCGTCTGAGGACTTTGGGTCTGTAGCAACCATCATTAAATCATGTAGGAATATATGTAGCAGTTCATGTAAGGCAGTCTTATCTAGTGACTCAGGTGTAATCTTTTCAGCACCAAAGTCACCCAACCGATAGACAGCTAGTCTTGCCGACTCGTTGAACTCTACAGAAGCCATTGCCTGTTTAGCCGGCTTCATACCTTTTTCAATTCTCCAATCCCCCAAACTCAAGACTTGTTGCCACTTCTTAACGCTCTTGGCAAACAACTCAGCATCTTGTTGGGTAGGTATATTAGGCATTGTCTAAAAATAGTTTGATTTCAGCTTTTCTGCGCTTTACAAGACCAGCCAATTCTTTACCACCGCCTTTAGTCCATTGCATAAAAGCCTCAGCCGCACCCTCCCAATCACCTCGGTTTATTTTCATCCGAATAGTAGAGCGCTGAAAATTGCCCAATCCAGCGTTGAAGGAAAATGAGACACACGCATCGAAAGCCCCTTGACGACCAGATAGAGCAGGAGCAAGTCGTAAAACACCACGCTCAAAATTTGCGACATCAGTTGCGAATAACGAATTGATTTCATCTTTTGACCAGACCCGATTGTCTTCAGGTTTTAAGACATAATTTTTACGAAGGGTAGGTTTTTCAACCATTTCCTCATGTTTTGGTAAATAAACAACAGGTAGTCTGATCTGATCTTGGTAAAGAACATGACCATAACCAATCGTCCAGATATGAGCAGGACACAGATACGGCTTGTTTCTGCATCCCTCGTACTGGTGCATTAGATCAGCGCCAGCTTTGCTTAACTTCATTTCTTAGCCCAAGAGCGTGAACCAAACCAGAAGCCAATGATTCCGCCTAGCATCGCCATTTCATCGCTAGAAAAAATAATGTCGGTTACTCTGATGAGGTCATCCATGTTATTCACTAGGCTTGGGCGTGAGTAAACATAATAAGCAATCCAAGCGTTAATAGCGCATAACTCTAAAACAAAGATGTAGGTCACTACAGGGCGCACAGTACCGATAAAGTTGACCACCCATGTGCTTGCCCTCTCTAGCACCTTCTCATCGTGCTTTAAAGCCGCCTCAGTCATTTGTGCATCAGTCTGCATTGAAATCTGATCTGTGCGGATTTCCTCAATCTTTTGTTGGGCAGCAAGCCCCTGTGCCGCTAACTGTAACTCACGCTCTGTTTGTATTTGAGCCAAAGCCAATTCATGCTTTTGGTCTGCTTTATTCTGAAAGTAATCTAGCAGTTTAGGCAAGCCAGAGATTAGCAAGCCGCCTAGTGTCGAGAATAGTGAAAGCATTACAGTCCAATCATTCCTAGTAATTTATTGACAATCTTGTCTGACAAGTCATCAGGCAAGAACTTGAGAAGCCCCAAGACATACCACGCAATACACATGCGGATAAAGACTTTGAGGAAAAAATCAAATTGCTTTTGGTACTCATTCACCGACCGCACCTAGCTTTAGCGCATAAAGTTTGAATCTCAGCAAGACCCCAACCTATTGCACCTAAAAACATAACAATGACGACAATGCCAATAGCCCACGCCATTTGTTCTTGTTCTTGTTCCTTGCGTTTCTTTTCTTCTAACTGAAGCGCCTTCATTTCTCTAGCGTCTTCTAAGTCCATTTCAGCTTGACGAGCCTTGGTTGCGTTCCAGACATCAATGCGCCCAGATTGCATGAACAGCATCTTTAATTCTTCCTCAAACCGCTTGGCTTCATCCAAAGCCATTTCAATCTGAAGTGCCGCACCTAGATTTGATTTGCCACCAGACCGCTTAGCCTGAAGCATAGCCTTGGTAGCATTACTTTTAGCATCGAATAGTTTGCCAATAGAAGGTGCTAAACCCGCTAAGTCTTTTGCAACTTTGCTTGCTTTCTTGACTGCGCTAATTGCTGTTTGCAGTCCTTCTAGCGCTGACAATGGGTCAAGAGGAATCATCTCTTTACTACCTTTTTCCATTCAAGGCAAACTACCTTGCGGTTATAAACATCACCTGTCCATGACCACCTTACACACCTGTATTCAGCAGCTTGAAGTGCCAATACAAGCGCCCAACTCATTCGTTATACCAACCAGACTCTTTTTTCGCCACTTGCAAATGCTGATACTTAAAGTAGATGTTTGCGACAAGACCAATCAAACCGATAACCACACCACATAAAGCACCAAACTCATTGGCTGATAAACCAAAGAATACGGCACTACCTGCACCACCATAGGTAGCCACGGAGGATGCTTTAGTAGCGACTGCTGATGCCACTTCTGTGGTGTGATTTTCCATTTACTTTGCCTCTACATCCGTCACTTTATCAAGTGATTGCTTCAACATTGTGAAAAAAGCGTCACGACCAACTTGTAGCTGATCGGCATTGAACTTTGCAGACGCTAACTTTCGGTCAAGGTCTGCAACATGGTTGATTAGTACTTGTTGTTCAGGAGTCATATCCTCAAACTGGTACTCTACTCCGTCAATCGTCAATGGGGTTTTTGTGTTGTTGCCCATGATTTTCTCCTAGTGTGCCATCAAGATCGAGTGATGGCTTCTCGTTTTACCAAGGTACGCCTGTGCTTTTTACAGGATTCTTCAGCAAAGCAATCTGAGCCGCCAAAGAAGCCTCTGTAGCTGCTTTGTCAATGCTTTCCCACACCCATGACAAAACTTCAGCCTCTGTGAGGGATGCATAGGGAATGGCAGGAGTGCCTTCAGCCCATGAGACTGTTGCGTAGGCAGAGGCAGAGTGTTCTCCGTCTACTGCTGTTGCTGTCCAATGGGCTTGCGTTACAAAGCCATTAGAGACTTCACGATCAAGGGTAGAAATTTTCCAAGTTACTGACATGATGTTTTCCTTTAAGGTTAGATGCCTGCGTCTGCAAGGCGTTTACGAAGTGATTGAATTTCCTTGACCAACATTGGTACAAGTTTGGAGTAGTCCACAGCCATCATTTCTTCTGTGTCTTCAGGTTGATGTACTGCTTCAGGAGCAACAGTTACAAGTTCTTGAGCAACAAAACCATAACGCTGATGATTTCCGTCTGCTTTCCAATCAAACTTACGAACTTGCAAAGCATCAATCAATGTAGATGCAGAGTCAGCATCAGCAATGTTTTCTTTAAGTCGCTGGTCAGAAGTTGTGTTGTAAAGAACTGCTGTTGTTCCTGATTGAGAAATAGAGCCAATTACTCCTGCGTTGTATGCAAACGAACAGTAGTAATCGCCAGACGCTGTGCCATTAGCGTGACCAATTGCAATTCTGCTTGAATTAGTAGAATCTATAGCAACGCCTTTTGATGGTTGAAAAGTATCAGTAGTTAAACCCAACAGCAAATCCCCATCCGATGTTAGACGGGCACGCTCTGTTGCAGTGCCAATGTCATTAGTTCCAGAACCAAAAATTAGTGACGCATCACCGCCTTTAATGCCGATAGCCCAACGGTCTGCTACGCTAGTTTCTGTAAACGCTACGCAAGCATTTTTTGTCTGTGCACCACGAATATTAAAATTTGCTGTTGATGCAGTAGAATTTCCTGTGGTGTAAACATGACTGTTTACATCAGCAATATAAATCCCCGAACCGCCATCAACTACAAGCCTATTTGTGCCAACATCTGTCGTTCGTCCAACTAGCAGATTTCCACCACTTGTCAGAGTCATTGCCTGAGTAAAGGTAATGGCGTTTCCTGCTGTACCAGAGGCTTAGTAGGAATTGGGACGAGTTCTCCTGCGGCTAAATTACATACATCAACTACCACAGCGGGCAATTCTGTTGGTGCATTGCTTGCCAACCCAAATCAATCTGGTTCGGCAGATAGCGTTAGTATCAATTTTGGGCTTGGTAGAACTGTTGACTCTTTTTTGTTTAGCATCCCTGCTATTTCTTTTGTTAAAGAACAACAATGGACAAGCACAGGAAGCACTATTGATGGCGCATTAACTTTCAGCACTATTCTGAATGAAACATCTTCAGAAAAAATGCGCATCACAAGCGCAGGTAATGTTGGTATTGGTACAACGCCTGGAAGTATCAGGTTGAATGTCGCGTCAGCGGCTAACGTGTGGGCGCAGTTTGGAGCCTCTTCCGCAGCCGCTTCCTACATGCAGTTTCTTCGAGGCGCTACGTCAACTACTGGGGGCTACGTCGGCTTCGATGGTGGAGCGCTACTAGGGTCAGGAACAGGAACTGGTTTCGCACTTCGCTCAGAAGCCGACTTGATCCTCTTGGCAGGTGCCGCAGAACGTTTCAGAATCGCTTCAGCTGGCAACATCACCATCCAGCCTACAAGCTCAGGGTACCCCTTCAAGGTCACAGCGAATGGAACGCTAGCTGCTGCTTTCAATAGCAACATCGGTGGCTCTGTCCTCTCAGGCATCTCATTCGGTTCACCCGGCTCCTCGGATCTTTCGGCCGGTGTGGCAGGCCTTGCCTTGTCAGGTACTACCGGTGCTTTGATCCTGCAGTACGTAACTGGTGGCGCTCTCACGGAGGGTGGACGGTTCAGTTCGTCCGGTCACTTCGGCGTTGGCCAGAATCCGACATTCCGAGTTGACGCAGCCGAGAGCTCAACCAGTAATGCTGTGATGCGGATGTTGAACACGGGAACGGGTGCAGCTGCACACGCCTCGGTTCGCATTGAGTCGGCCGCCGCTGGTGGAGACGCCTACATCTACTACATCCGCACGGGAACCTATGACTGGTACAGCGGTCTAGATGCTACTGACAACTTCTTCAAGTTCGGTACAGGCTCTACCGTTGGCACACAAGCTGCCCTTGTTATCGCCCCGACCTCAATCGGAGTTGGCGTTGTTCCTACGTCCAACATCGACGTCTCTGTGGCGAGTTCAACCATTCGTCAGCGACTTCGTGCGGGTGCTGGTTTTGCCTCAATTCTGAGCATCTGCGGCAACAACACGACCGCGGAGTCAACCTCGTTCGACCTGCAGATGGATAGCGCGGGTGCTGCTGACATTGTCCA